TCATTAGCATCTAATACAGCATATACTTGAGATGACTTACTAACTATCTCACCCTTTAATCCATATTTCTTAGATAATAATGCTGCTAAGAATACTATAGAATCAAAGACATTAAATTTCTGAGTCGTTGATACACTAGGTAAATCTATTAAGATATCATTTAACAAATCCTTATTACTACAGATTTCTCTAAATAATAAAATAAACTCATATAAGATATCTGTTAATTTATATGATATAGATAAACCTAGATATTTACTCTCTTTATAGTTATATTCACTCTCATATAACTCTCTTAACAAATCATCATCTACTACCCAATAAGGATCTCCAGAAGTTACTGATGTGTAAGTCTCTCGCATATTAGGATCATTAAGAGCATCATGCATATCATAATTCCTAACATCTACTTTTTGGAAGTATACATCATACATAGATTGATAATCATATGTAATAACATCGTGACCAGTAGATTCATCATATTGTGATACAGTAGAAAATGATGGATATCCTTCTTCTGATAATATATGGGATTTCATTAAATAATACTTATAAATCTTAATATCATCAAATCCTAGTATTCTAGCAATATCATAAATAATCTTATTAGTACCCTTATCTCTAATCATAATATTGATATTATTACAAATAGCTTTTTGAGTATCTATATCTAAGCTATCAAAATATGGTACATCATAAGTATCAAATAATGCTTTGATCTGATCCATATTAAAAAAGTCTCTATCAATAGAATATTGAATAGACCTAACTGTTAATTGTTGTAGTGTCATCACCATAATACATAGACCTACAAAATTATCATAGTAATCTATCATCTTACTCATCTGAGGTGTATAGATAGTCTTAACGAAATAATCTCTACACTGATTATAGATAATGATGAATTTATCTCTTAAATCTTCAGAAGATATCTTAGGTAAGTATAATAAATCATATGATGCAGCACGTCTTGCAAATACTGGATCTATATTCTTTTTTCCAATATATTTAAGATATTCCTTATCTGGATTTTCTTTAATAAGATCATCTAACCAACCTCTAGCTTCTATCAAGTCTATGATATGGTCTCCATTAATTTTCCTAATATTATGTATTGGATCTGTAGCATTGATTCCTAACTCAACACATCTATCATATGGGAGATATACAAACTCTTTATCATCTAACTTAGGTAGACCATTTAACATACGATAATATTCATTCTTCTCAACATACTCATTCAGTGTTTTATTTCTTTTTAATTCAACTAATGATTCTTTAATACCATTAGGAATATCATCTGAATCAGCTAAATAATCTCTAATTTCATTTGGATCACTAACACCAACTGCTGTGAAATCTGAACTATCATATGTGTAACTCTCAAAGACATCTTTCTTAAAATATGCATCCATATATTGATTAACATACTTAGTCATCTCTAAATCTTCTTGTACTATAGCAAGATTTCTATATTTGATAACAACATCTTTAACTATAGCCATATAGTCATCATTCAATGTTTTTAATGGATTTTCATAGAAGATTTTAATATCCATATTACTAACTCATCTCCTTCTTCTATATTAGATATAGGTTTCACGGGATAGATAATAGGAGAACTAATAATAATCATAGTTCTCCTATTATCTTAATACTTAATAATCTTCTCTACTGGAGTTGGAGTTTCTTCTCGTTTCTCTCTAGCTCTATTAAGAGAAGTTGTAATCATTGTATTCATATCCTCATATGATATTCCAGCGAATGTTGAAGAATACTGACAAATCTTACGGAAGTTAGCTGTTGAGTAATCGTACTCACCAACTTTACCAGTTCCATAAACTGTACAAAATTCTTTATTAACATCATTCTTGTCTCTATAAGATACAGCTAATACTATTTCATCAGTAACTGAAGCTGTACCAAAACTAATAGATGCTAATTCTTGATTTTTCATCCATAGTTGTAATACCTTATTGTATGGAACTGAGTGTGGTAATTTACCCTTAGTAATCATATCCAAGAATACTTCACCATTAGCTGAATCTTGTACTAGTATCAAATCAGTAATCTCTTGTCCCATTCTATAAGTTAATACAGTACACTTCTCAGCTTCCGTATGTTCAAATTCTATAGTATCATTATCTCTAATCTCATGAATATAGAAATCAACGAATACTGGTAATTTCAATAATTTAGTTAATACTCTTTTACCATTGTCGAATATACCAACCTCAACTAATCCAAATGAGTTAATTGTACTAGCTAATCTCTTAGCCCATTTATTCTCATAGAAATAATTTGGGATATATAATTCCATCATTGGGATATTACACACTAACTTATTATTCTTCTCAATAAAATATTTCTTATCAGCCATAATGTTAATTACCCCTCATAACCAGTTGGATATTGAATTGATAGAGTATAATCAAAATCTGGTACCTTATATGCCATAATCCTATCTTTAGCTAATAATAATCGTTTTCTCATAGATACTAATTCAGATTCAGAATTAAATATCTTATAATTATTTCTAGCCTTAGGATCATTAATGATAGATAAGTACCAATCGATCAAAGATACTTTAGAATTGATGTATGATATTAACATAAGTTTATCATCATTAGACTGAATACTTCCACTCTTGATATCTACATAATCTGGAACATCATTATCAATTCTACTAAGCTTCTTCTTAAATAAATCAAATGCTTCTACAGTATATGCACTATCATAAATTCTATTATAAGTATCTGATAGCTTATTATAAACATCATTAGATACTGGAGTACCATCTTCATTTAAGATAGTAGATTCAAAGTTATATAACTTATCTCTCATCATCTTAGATGGTGGTAATCCCATAATAAATTTATTAACTGTAGCAGTTCTATCTCTAGCTCTTAGAGAATCAATAAGAGTATCCATCTGTTTAACATCATCAATATTCTTAGTAATCTTCTTATTATTGATATTGAAGTTAATGATTTTCTCTAATACACTTTTTAATGCAAATCCGTAACCATAATGGATAGACATCTTATCAGCCTTAGTCTCATTTAAATAATTCTTTAAACTTAACATAGCTCTTGAATTACACATCTTCATAATAGTTACAGTGATAAAATTCTTTAATGGTGTTAGATTGATAATTTGCTTATTACCTAAATCCATATCAGAATACATTAGATTGGTTTTAGTAAAAACATTATGTGGGATATTATCTGTAAAGATAACATGACCACATTCATGTAGAAGTAATGCTACAAATTCCTCACTACTAATGTCAATATAGGTATTATCAAAAATCTTACTATCAATCTCAATAGTCCATGAAGAAATATTCTTCCATGATTCGATAAATTCACCTTCATTAAGATCATCTCCATTAAGAAGTGCTATAGTATATTCTTCTAATATATTTGAATTAGGATATACACACATTAGGAAATATTTATTAGATTTTAATTTGACACTATCACTTAGACTAATAGAAATATCTTTATGGAAAATCATACTGAGATTCTTACTAATCTTATTAAGATTTTTATAAGTCTCATTAGTAATTTTCCTAGAGCTAATATCTGATTTAATCTCTGGATAGATATCTTCAATTTCTAATAATAGCTTATTTTTCTCCAATGTATTATACCTCCTTTACCTTAAAATTTTATTTTAAAGTATTTACCACATATGCTTAATACCAATAGAAAGTGAGGTAAATTAGTATGAAAATAGTATTTGTAATTGGTAAATCAGGATCTGGTAAAGATACAATTCTTAAGAATGTAGATAAGTTTGCAGAGCATGATAATCTCAATATTAAGAGATGGGTAATGCATACAACTAGACCTATTAGACCTAATGAAGAAGATGGTAAGGATTATTATTTTGATGATATTGAAAAATATAAAGAATATCAAGATAATAATGATATCGTAGAATCAAGAGAATATCATATCAGTGATAATGAATCATGGTACTATTATATGGTGGGGTCTGATTTAGAAGAGTCTAATAATATCTACTTACAATCTACACCAGATGCTATTCTTAAGATTGATGAGTATTTTAAGAAAAAATATCCAGATATCAATTTTAAGGATAGTTGTGAAGTTGTATATATTGATGCTAATGATACAAGTAGATTATTCAGATCTATTAAGAGAGAAAGTCTAAAACCTAAAGATGAAATTAACTGCTCTGAAATCTGTAGGAGATTCTTAGCAGAAGAAAAAGAGTTTGATATGAGTGTATTAGATGGATATAATGTAACTACACTAGATAACTCAGTAACTGACAAAATGCGACCAAAGTTGATTGCAACAGCAATTTTAAAGAAATTCAGATAAATATTATAGAAGGATGATTATGGTATATAAATCATCCTTCTATAATATTGTCTTTATATAACAAATAATACACTGGTAGATAAAATACTTTATCTACCAGCTCTAATTAGTTATAACGTAATCTAACATAAGTATTCTTATTATATTTCCTAATGAATAATGCACAATTTGTAAGGTTGGTATTATCAAGTGCACTAATAACTTTATCAACATCTTTATCATCCTCAACGATAAATTCTGTCTTAGAAGTATTAGATGTGTAATTGATAGAGTTCTCCAATAACAAATCTTCAATAGTATTCATAAGGGTTTTCACCTTACCCTTACTATCATTAATCAACTCTTTAATATTATTCTTCATATACTTACCTCTTCCAAAAATAGTTTATTTAATTACTACTGTGTATTTTTTACTATAATAATTAATAATAGGAAAAAAAGAATCACCACACCCTTAAATGCAGGAACAGAGCGTGGTAATTCTTTTCAACCATTACCAACCGCAGTCAGTGTTAATGGTTTCATTTAGGGCATTGATGCAATCACTAAATAGAGGTTGTGGAACTTTACCTCCAAATTCTCTAATTAAATTAGCATACTCAATCAAAGCATCAACATGAACCTCTTTATAATTGCTGTCATGATGGAGTTTTCCATCATGAAATGATTCTGCAAGATCGAATGAGAAATTCATCTCGATTGTATTGCATCTCTCAACAAACTTACTTGTTACATCAAAATCGTACTTCATATTAGTTCTCCTTCTCCCCGTCTAGCCGATAGGTCAGCTTAAATTGTTTTTAATTACACCTAAATAATATATATATATAAATCAATTTTACGGTTTATACACAATTAAATATCCACTATAATCATATTACAGATTATAGTGGATCAATTATATTCTACTTTACTCCAGGTCCATGGTGTACATCATCTGTATGACCTTTAACTGAAGATCCCTGATTTCTATCCCATTCAGCTCTTTCAAGCTTACAAGCATTTTCCCACTCAGCGAATTCAGCATCATTAAGATCTGAACATGATTCTCTTGTAGGAATCTCAGGTCTTCCTGATGGTGCATAATGATGATTCATGATACGACCAGTCTTAAGTACTCTTGACATAGTTATACCTACCTTTCAAAGTTTAGTATTACTATAAGTGTTTAATATAACCCAATACCTATTTTATTAGAGGTATTGGGTTATATAGTTTTGTAGAAAAAAGTTCATAAAATTAGTTTGATTATAAGTTCTATAATTATAAGGAGGTACGTATGAAAATTTCCAATATTCAGTAATTCAAACTTACCTAAATAAAAGACCAATTAAGATCTTTATTATAGAAGAACTAACACAGAGTTATATTGAATCCAGACCTTAATTCAATTAAGAACTCTGGATTACATAAGTGTTATAATTATTTTTTATTATGTTAATTTATCCACTGAAGACAAATTATCTGTTAGGATATATAGTCGTTTATTGTCAGCGACTAATACATAATCCTTATGCACACTATAAGTGATATCATCAATTACCATATGTGTCATACCCCAATCATATTCCATGAATTGCTCTTTAACATCATCACTTAGTGAGATCCATTCTGATTGGTGGGCTTTGGCATATTTCAATCCTCTCTTAAGAGGATCTAGCGCATCTTCACCCTTTAAACAAAATACTACCATTTGCATAATGAAAGAAGCTCCTTTCTTTTATTGCTTAAGATTTCATTAATGAATTACTCATTTGTTTTCTGTATATAAGAAAAAAGAAATCATTATGATGAATATGATTTCTTTTTTAAACCATTAAGCTGAGTAGCCTTTGAATAGAATCATTATGTTGAAATCTTGTATTGTGATATATTCAATATATCTGGTCATTCAACTAATTCTCTATTACTGGTCTACTCCTCGAAACAATCGGACACGACTACTCCGAATCCTTTCGGTAATAATTCTATACAACTCACAGCCACGGAATAATAATATTCAGCATGGTTACAATCTACAATCACTAGGTTTTATTTTGTTCGGTTTTGTTCGGTTCTTTTCATTTGCTGAGTGGATTGAAGAGTGCCATAAACTCTTCACGTAACAGCGTTCGGTTTTGTTCGGTTTGTTTCATTTCGTGATTGTATTGTAAAAGTAGCTGGTAGGAGTTCCAGCCTACAGTGAGATGTATATCATTGATTACTTACTAAGATAAGTTTCATCAGTGTCTAACCCTGTTACGGATCATAGATCAAACCCACTCAGCAAATGATTTAGATAAAATTAGCACGTAAACGAGTAGTTACATGTCTGCTAGATCTCATTAACATTCTAGCACCAGCTCTAAGAGCTGCATCCACAACTGGCTTTGCAGCCAAACATACAACAACTGCGATAACTGCACTTGTTGCATCAATGAAATCAATCTTCTTTCTCATTTCTCCGATTGATACTTCTGGTACTTCTCCACCAGTTCTCTTAAGTGCTAAATGTCTGCCTAACTTGTAAGCAGCTTGACCTAACTTATCACTGATAACACTTCTCATTCCTTCAAACATATAATACCTCTTTCTCCCCGTTAACGCCGTTAGGACAACATAATTTTATTCTTCGTCTTCTTCAGACTCATCTGATGATCGCATATATTGTTCGATCACCCATAACTGAGCAGGTGTGAAATCGCTTGGTCTACACCTGCTGTAATCAATAGTAGCTGGATCAAATCCAACCAACGATGGATCATCTGGATCAGGAACATAGTCTTCATAATCTTCTTCAGCTGACTCTTCGTCATCTGAATCGTCTTCCTCATCCTCTGATTCATTTTCTGATTCTACATGTTGACGCATTGATTCTTCTACTGACTTATTGAATTCATCAATATCATCAACACCTTCATCAGTTTCTTCATCCTCATTATCAGTATCTAAACTGTTGAGATATCTCAACATCTTCTCAACTTGTTTCTTACTGAGTTTATCAGGATCAATGTTGTTGAGGTCGACTGTAGCTGGATCCCAATCATCATCTTCATCAACCTCATTATTAACAGTAACACTTTCTGGATGGTCAGTGTTGTATGCTAATGCAACATCCATTGGGTTGATTTTCTGACCACCCTTGTCGAACTTATTCTCGATAGCTTTGTCTAGCTTGTTGTCAAACTCATCATCTGTAAGTTCTTTCTTGGAAGAGTTCTTTGATTTCTTTTCATTATCCTCTTCCTTCATTTTCTTCAACGCCTTTACATCACCCCTTTCTAAAGCTTCTATTTTTTTGATATGGATCCTAGAATATCTGATAATGAACTACCAGATTCTTCTTCATCCTCATCATCATCTTCTTCAGCTTCCTGTTGTTGTAGCTTCTGTTGACGCTTATTATACATCCGCTGAATGTTCTGGAAGGTCTTCTCCTTCCACTCTTGTTCCATCTTACTAGATGGAATGATGGTGTGCATCTGTGTAACGCTCTGCACTTCTAACTCACCATCTTCGTTCTCAACACACTGATCTACATCAGTGATCTCAGATGCACAGAAGTTGTAAGCTTTTCTGAATTCACTTACAACTCTGAAAACCTTAGGCATCAAAATTCCATACCTAATAACGGCAGATACAATGTCTCGATTCTGGCTGTTTGCGGCAGCCTTGACGAAACCTTCATAGATTCCGTTCATGTTAAAACCTTTCTTTTTACTCATTTCTAAATCCTCCTTAGTTTTTGTTGTAATATATTCATACACACCTAAATTATGTATCATCAAAAAATAAAGTCTAAAGCGATTTTTAACACATAATAGAGATATACCGATATTACTCGGTATATCTCTTAAATTTAGATCATTTTAGGTAATTGCCTACTCTTACCGATAGATACTTTAGGATCTGGTGTAAATTCTGAAGCATCTACATCAATACTGAGGAAATAATATAAATCATCTTTAAATCCCTTATTCAAACTAAAGTATGGATTTAAGAATCCAGTATCTCTGCTCATAATCATTCTATCAATAGGACTGAATTTTCTATACATATACTTGATTTCTTTATTCATCATCATAATTAGATTGAGAATATCACCATCAAAATCTGCATTCAATCCAGGTAATATTGCAATAGGAATTGATAAAGTATAATCATTGAATGATTTCTTAACCTTCCTAATCTTCATCAATATCATAGAGTAATAATTCAATGTAGGATTACGATTTAATAGTATCATAGGTTCTTCTACATCAATTATCATACACATGATATCATATACTTTCTCACTCCATTTAATATTAGCTTTTCTCCATACTTTAATAGCCTTACTTAATGTATATCCTTCAGATACCATTAAGTATTTAAGAATGGTTTCTTTAGCTAATATAATAAATGTATGATAAGATAAATCTACTTCATTATCCTTAAGAGTATAGTCTGGTATTACTACATTTCGTGATGTGTAATTAAGTGAACCACCTAAGATTTCACCACGAATAATACCTTCTTTACCTTTAAGAATCTCCATGTTATAATCCCACATAGCATTTATCTTCTCTTGAATTCTCTGAAGATAAAATGTTATTTCAATAGTCTCAGCATTTTCAAGATTCCTAATAATGTTAATAGTACTATTGATATACTTATCCAACTTACCATAATAGAATGTATCTTCAGTAGTTGAATCTTGTCTTAATTTAGTACTATAAATTGGGTAATATGAAGTAAATACTGATCTAACATCTTTACGCAATTCATCAAACTGCTTACGCTTAGTTGATTTCCTAGCTTCAAAATAATCCAGAATCTCGTAATATCTCTGTCTAAATTCTATTAAACCAATACCAGAGAATATAGATTTAGCATCTTTATATAATTCACTATCTGGTTCAATATCTACTATATTACCATCTCTATCAACCTTCTTATTCAATGTAATAATATCATCAAATACTGGTTTAGTAATTGCATTACATAGTAACTGATAATAATGTGGTGAAATGACTTTATGACCATTAAAGCATAACCATCCAGTCATCTTAATATTATCACCAATCTCTTTTACTATGGTATTACAATATGGACATTTTTCACCCTTATGAACAACACCCATAGTCTTACCACACTTACATCTAGTCCTCTCTAAGAATGCTTGTTCATCACTATATGATGTACCATATAATGGTGACCTCGGACCATACATAGCTTTAGTCTTTTCATTATCTACTGATAATACTGCGGCTGGTTCTGATATATCAAAACCATTACCAGAGAGTAAACTTAATGCGTGTTCTACATCAAAATTAACCCTTCTCGGATGTACCATTGTCTTTCCCATTTCATTTCTACCTCCATTTAAATAAATATATTAGTCGTTTTTGACTTCAGGTGAATAATATGATATAGTAACTGGAAGTTCATGATGTTCCTTTAATACTATATCAGGTACAACAACTAGTTTAGCTTCACTAATATCTGAAGTACATGGTACTTTATTTAACTCTACATCAATCATCAATAATCCCTCCTTGTAGAAAAAATAATTATAATGATGTATATGGGAATATAAAAAAGAAGGGAATTATCCCTTCTTGTTTTTCTTATCACCTCCTCTCTTGAAGTATGACTCAGAATCTCTTTCGAGATCCTGAATCAATGAATTGAAACTTAGGGCTAGACTCGCTAGCCTAACCCTAAGCTGGAAGTTGGTTGGAAACAACTTCCAAACCAGAAATAGAATCATGAGAGGTAGGAAATCATTCCACCTCTCATCATCATATTTCTTTGCGAGCTTACTACAAGTAAGCTCAACTACAGCAACAAGAATCATTACTAAATACATTAAAACTCTAAGAATATTAAACATAATATTCCCCTTTCTCCCCGTCCAGCCGTTAGGTCAGCTTAAATTATTTTTATTGATTATGCGAATAAATAGTATATATATATACGATACTCAACTTTACGGTATTAAATAGAACTAGATAAGTGTAATCTTATCTAGTTCTATTATATTATTACTTTCCTTTTTTAATTCCCCACCAATCATCAAGCCCTTCACGAACTTCTTTGATTTCTTCGTCTGTTAGCTCTCTGTCATCTTCTTCATCTTGTCTATCTCTTTCTTCTCCTTTACGTCTGAGCCAATCTCTTAATCCCATAATGATTAATCCTCCTTAATCTATTTTTTATTATAATCTTGTATGATAGATAGTAATATTCTAACGCTTTATTAAAACAATAGATTTGGAGGTATAAAGAAATATTATGGCATTAAATATGTCTGAGGAAGTTACAAAAATAAAGTATGATATGGGTATATATGGAATCCATTTACCATTAGAGAATCCAGATGCTGTAATAGAGGATGTTATTAAGAGATTCACATTACCAACATTCTCTGTATATCAACCATATTATGATCATCTTCATTTGTCGTTAAATGAGTTAAAAGAAGATAAGCAATATGATAATCCAGAAAGAAATGGTATAGGATATTTATTACCAGAATTTCCTAATAGGAAATTACTATATGTATCAGATGTCCAGTATAGTAGTAGTGCTGGTGGTGGATTAGGTGGATATAATACTTATGATTTTGGTGCTATTATGCCATATACAAATGTATCATTATTACAACAAGCTATGTTAGCAAACAGTGCCTCTATGGTACAAGGATTACTAAATCCTAAATTAACCTTTGATTTTATAGAACCATGTCATCTTATCATATATGATGCAGTAATGACAAATACTGTGGATATTGAATTAGCATTTGTACACCATGAATCATTAGCCACTATACCAAGAACTTGTGAACCATCATTCTATAAGTTAGCATTATATGATGTAGAAAATGCTTTTTATAATATAGCTAAACATTGGAAGAATATAGAAACTGTATATGGTAATATCAACTTAGATATTGATAATTGGGCAGATGCTTCACAAGCTAGACAAACATTATTAGAGGACTGGGATAATAATTATCATATGGATATTCCTAAGGGTATTATCTATAAATAAAAATATTTTATGTATACATATAAGTAAGGTTGGCTTAATACACGACAGTTAAGTTAACCTACGTTTTGCATAAATTGTTTCCAAACTTATAAACTTAAATTATCAGTAACTTATTCTAACCTTAGATATAGTTGTAGTATAATCGCTACAACTATATCTTATTTAATTTTTAATTTTCAGAGTAAACTAATAAGTAACATCATTATGATGTTACCATGATTTTCTATTCATTTGTGAGTTTTCACATTTTACCTCTACATTATAACAACATTTTGTAAGCTTTATATCAAGTATACCCTATGATTGGGTATACTTGATATAATTTTTTATACGATGTATAACAAGAAGGTAATCCTGTACAAAAAATAAATAGTTTGTATAAGTCCATAATTAAAATCCTAAACAAGAAGTATTTACCTAAGTATCTTAAATATGATACTTAGGTAAATATTTTTATTTTTATAACTGATATATAAATTGGTGTTAACCAATTAACTAAATTAAACAATCGAATTTCTTCATCAAATGTTATTTTTCTAAAACCTCCGTTTATATAAAGCAATATAGTGAATAGTACT